ATCGGTTCGGAGAAATCCGCCGGGGCTCGCGCCCCGCGCTAATTTTATCCCGTCGACCATGCGGAAGACGGACGATTCGTAACTTGATGCGACCGCTAGTCCAACGACGATGCCTAAGCTGATGACCGCCCGATATCGGATCGAATCGCTCACGGGGCAAGTGTGTTACCCAACCTGTGAGACAGATAAGCCCAACCACGAAAGGAACTAAACATGGCTTCACGCCCTATCTCAGGTCACGCGATCTCTTCTATTGACACCGCTCGGTTTAACGCGCGGTATGTCGTCCTGGCACACACGACGTTCGCTGGGCCGCGTTTCAAGCGCGTCCCCTTCGTCGCGGAGTTTAACGGCGACCGGCTGGTTGTGAGGTTCACCCCTCGAACGCACGCCGACCGGAACGTGGTGCGCGCGTACTCCGGATTCTTTGCTCAGGTAGCGGCCAACGCCGCGCGGGCGGCCAACGTCGCGGCATACACAAACGACGGTCGTCGGTATCAGCCAGAACGTCCCAGAGCCGAGCGGACGCCTCGCTTCGCCGGCTATTCGATGAATCCGCTCGACGGTTGGTGTCCTAGCGACGTCGCTCCGTTTCACGACGGCTTTCAGTTTGACCTTGACTTTCCGGAGGCGGTATGAAAGAGCTCGTTCTTACTGAGTTGTTTGACGACCTGCGCGGTCGCGTAGACGCCCCCGGCACTGCCTGGGCCCCGGAGTCGAAAGGAAACCGCTACGCTGCTATTATTAGTCTCGCCGTCGCATTGCAAGAGTTCGCTACCGAGCTCGGCTGCGACATCCCCGATGAGCGGGCCGTGTTGTACACTCTCATCTTCTTCAAGAGGAGGCCCGCTGAAGCGTACGCTGTCGGCGATCACTTCTCCTTATTCGGGAGTTCCGCCGCTACTCGCGCCTATTTCTCTTCCTTCAATGCGTGGGCTTCGTGGGTTGTCAACTTCGTCGAGGAGGAACGCCATGCTCGATCCGGTAATTCGGAAACTGATTGACGCCACGGAGAACAAGTTGTACGTGCTCTGCGCGCACAAGCCTGGGTTCATACCAGACATCATTCGCATTCGAATGAACGATCAAACGGCTTACGGTGTTCGTGTCCGCGCGTACGCGATCGACGACGCCAAGTTCCTAGGACTCTACGACGATGCAGTATCTCAGATTGAAGAACACCGACGGAATAATCCAAGCGACACTTATGGTGTCCGGACCGAACCGGGTTCGAAACGTACGCCCTGAACACGCCCCTGGCGTGTTCAGACTAGCCACCACCGTGCCCTGCGCTAGGGGCTTGGTGTTCGTTCAGTACCGCGACGGTACTGTCACAACCACAAATGGAAACCGACTCATGGACCTCCTCGCTCAAGAGAAGAAGCTCGACAGGACCGACGCCGCCCTGGCTCAAAACCGCGTGATGATTTGCCCCAAGACAGACATCCTGCCTGAGGACGGTGTATTCGAGTTCCGAACCGTTGAGAACGTCAAAGATCTGACACTCGACGTCTCCGACGACACTGTTCTCATGTTCGGCAGCTCGGAGGAAAGCAAGAAGTTGCTCACCGTGCTCGTTGCGTACGCCGATCTGTTCGGCATGCAACCGGTCGTGCTCACCGGCGTTCCACGCGCTGACTACTCCGTTCAGTTCGAAGACGTCACATTCCCTTGTCCGAAGGTGAGCCACGCCGAAGCCGTGGACGCGGCGAAACACGTCGCGGAAGTGTCGGAGAAGGTGGCCCGCGCCGACAAGAGCGAAAAGGGCCGTTCGTCACGCCGCGAAGGCAAGTACGCCGACGGCGGCAACAAGTTCTCCAAGTTCGACGTGGCGGCCAAATTCGCCGTCCGAGATGAGGACGAGAACAATGAGCAGCAGTGAAGAAACGATCGAGGCGTATCGGTCGATGTACGGCAAGCTACCGTCCGTCAAGGGCGGTGACGGCCTCTCGAAGCTGTTCGTCGGCGGCGGCCACAAGCACGCCATGCCGCTGGTCACACGCACGCCACGGACTATCGTCGCCGGGGCGTATCGTGATCTCGAGGAGCCCGAGGCGATTGTTAGTTCGTTCGACCCCGCCTTTCTGAAGTTCCAACGCGACTTCGTGGACGAGTGTGCCCGGACCTTCGAGCCGAAGCTCGACGAGCAGAACTTCTCCTCGAACGGCGTCCACTCGACACCCGACGGCTTGCGCTGCGTAGCCGGTTACCTCATGAACCCAATGTCCGCGGTTGCCGTGGACAACGCGATCTATCGAGCCAGCCTCGGCCTGAGCCCGGGTTACTCGAAGGAGGAGCAGGCCATAGCGGACGAGTTCTGGCGGATAGTGTTCGAGGAGTGGGACCCCGGCCCGATCAACCTCCCGAAGATCTCGACCGCCGGCGTCCGTCGATTCACGTACGATAGCGTCTGGAAGGCCGACTACGCGGCGATGCTCTTCGATCCCGCTGTTTTCGAGGATGTGCTCACGCGCATCGGGAAGAACGATTGGATCGGCCTGCTCGACGAGTACGAGATGGCGTTCATGCTCTACATGCAGACTCGAGCTCAGGCGGAGTCGCCGGAGAAGAAGCGCCTGATCCTCAACATGGAGTACGCCCTGTCTGGCGGCAGGAAAGCGGGGCCCGAGCTGTACGCTGACAAGCGTGTTGTACTGCACGGTCAGGAGTATCCTGATTTCGGCGGCATGCGCGCCCGAAACGTGCAGGCGGGACCGTGGACCGTGAACTGCTCTCAGCAGATCATAGCCTCTGGCCATATGCGTGCGTTGTTTCGGCGGTTCCCGGACGTTTTCCACGTCACGACTCCGGAACAACTGGAATCGTTGCTCAACGGCCACCACGTCGTATGCGGTGACGTTACCGAGTACGACCGGTCTATGAGCCACGACGCTATCGACACTCCTTTCCGCATCGCGGCGGAGTACTGGGACGCGCGGTACGTGAAGATGGGCGCGACGTTGATGCACGCGCCTTACTACTCGCGACCGCTCGAGCTCGGTGGAGAACGGGGCCTGTTCGTGGGCGACCCACGCGACCCGATCAAGTACGCCGTCAACTGCGGCAACCGGTCCGGGCACGCTTGGACGTCGCTGATCGCTAAGGGCAACAAGGTGGTGGACGATTTGATTCGCTTCCATCATCTCGGCCACCCCGTGATCGGCAACGTGCTGTCCTGGCTGCGAGGTGAACAGATGATCAAGATCCTCAACAACGGGGATGACATGGTCAACTACTCGACCTCCGAAACCGCTATTGACCACGTCAGGAAGGCGTTCGCTGACCCCAAGAAAGGTCACTACCTCGTGAAGGAAGAGGTGGGCCAGGTCTACTCTGGCTACATGCTGATCCGCGAGTCCGCGGACTCGTTGACCTACAAAGCTCGAGCACGCCTTTACTCCGGTGTGGAGAAATTCACCGTGCCGGAGAGGTCCGCCGGTTCAACGCACCGGCAGTTCTGGCCCGTCGGCATGCTGACGCGGATCAACAGGCTCGACCCGAACGAGAACCCGGGAAATGGTGAGCTCTGGGACATCGTGACGCGGTGCTGGTCCAAGAACCTGGGCGCTACGCACGGCGAGCTGATCTCGCTCATCATGGCCGCGGTCGAAACCATGCCTCTCGACTTTGCGGGTCGGTCACGAGCCGACAGCGAAGTTCTGGACGATCCCGAGAAGATTCACTACAAGTGGCTTCCCGAGGAGTTGTCCGAGGACGTTCGAAACGCCATCACCTCGCAGATCACGTACGGTGAGTACGCTCACCTTGTCAACACTTATTACGGCGGCGCCGTAGTGGAGAATCAATATGTCCATTGAAGAACGAAACGGGTTGCAACTGATGGCGCCTGGCTCCTTTAGCCAGGCCGCCATCGAGCAAACCGCCGACGACGTGAAGGTACGACTGAGCGAGCTGCTCAAGAGCTCCGAAGTAGGCTTCGTCGCCAGCCTGAGGCTGGGGACTCGACCCGTGTTCCTGTTCACCGACGGAACGCTGCGCAACTCCGCCACCTCGGTTGCCACCAACGACAAAGGGGAGGAGGTGATCACCGTCTTCCCGAAGGTCGCGGTGGCGGAACCCGGGTCCAACGTGGTCGTCGGCCGTGTGGGCGACTTCACCGTCCGCGCCGGCTGTCACGTGGTCGTCGGTCGCGGTGGTGTCGGTAAGACGCCTCTTGTGCACGCCCTTGCTTCGCGCCTGGGCACTTACGGCTTCATTCGCTACGGCGAACCGTTCGCGGGATACATCACCGACCCGGTGGTGCTCTCTCGCGCACTGATCGCTGGGATGGGCACGCAGCGCGTCATCGTCCTCGACTCTATCAAGGACTTGCTCTCGAGCGCGGGCGGCGCCGCGATGAAGTCAGGTTTGAACCGCGACATCCTGCCCCAGCTCAGCTCGCTGTCGATCGCTGCTGCTGACTTGGGTTGTGCGGTCTTCGTCCCCGTCAACCCGTCATCGGACGATGCCGAAGTGACGAACCTGCTGGTCGAGGCCATGCGGTCGAACGTGACATCCGTCATTTACGGCGGCGAGCAGGGGGCGTGGAACGCCACCACACGCACCGGGGAGGGACGCGTGCGCGAAACCGCTGTGATCAAGTTCACATCCGACGGTGGTCGCCAAGTCCTGAACGGTGAGGTGATCGCCCGAGAGGTCGAATCCGCTCCTCTGAACGTCCGAGTCGACGTTGAC